TTTTTGTAACTCTGCGTTGTTTTTTGGGAGGTGACGTCTGCTTATGAGGCTTGACCTCAATGACAAACTTCTCTGTCCTCCCAGTTTTAGTCCTTGCTCTGACATAAAAGTCTGGGAAATAGCGATGAACCCGCCTATCGACAGGACTGATATAAGGTATAACGATTTCTTCACTGCCCCACTCTATTACGTTTTCGTTCTTGTCGCACCAGACCATAAACTTTCTTTCCCATAAACTCCTATAAATAATATTAGTCGGGTCTCCTTTGTACTTGAATCTATTGGTTGGTTTGTATTTTCCCGAATAAGACATAAATAATCAAATGGCAGTAGGAAACTGGAGTCAACCTTATAAGGATGCTACATCGGGAAGTGGCATGGAAACCCTTGTGTTCCCTCGTAGTAAACCCTACGGTGCTAATTCAACAGGTGCACAAGACTCAATATCCAAAGATAAAAGAAAAGGCACTGAGGTAGTAGACTACCTTAAGATTACTATTTATGACCCCAAAGAAGGTGCTAACAGTAGTTATAACTACATCAAAGAGAATCACGTAAATACCGATACAGTTAAGAAGAGTATATATCTATATTTACCAAATAAACTAAGAGAAGGATATCAAGCAAAATATAATGGTGTGAAGTTAGGACCTTTAGGTGGAGAAGCACTATCTGGTGTAGCTGGTCAGATGGGTGAGGGAGGTCTAGACGCAGACAGTTTAAAAGAATCGATTAAAGATATAGCAGAAGCTGCAATACCAACTGCAGGATTCAATCTTGGTGCTAATGCTATCAACGAAGTCTTGAAAAGGGCTGGTGGTGGCGGTGTAACAGGACAAAACCTAGCAGCACTAGCAACAGGAAAGGTATTTAACCCATATGAAGAGACTGTGTTTCAAGGTATGGAGTTTAGAGACCATAAGTTTGACTTTATGTTTGCACCTAAAAATCAATCTGACGTAGAGACTATTGTGGATATAATAGAGACATTTCGTGTTTCTATGCTCCCAGGTAGGGATGGAGACCACTGGTTGACTATACCTGATTACTTTAGAGTGGAAATCGTAAGATTAGTAAGTAATGAGGAAGAGGAAACATTATATCCTACAACTGGTGCAGTTACTAAAGGTGTATTGCAAAAAATTATGCAATTCCCATCAAAAATGATATTAGCAAATATGGATGTTGACTTAGCACCATACGGACCTTACGCATCTTTGAAAACGCTTGACGGTGATGACACATACGACTTCGGTCCTGTTGCATATAGAATGAGTTTATCATTCAAGGAGACATCTCTTCTTACTCGCGAGAGTTATGGATATGACCCTAAGGGTAACAAAACTACCACATATGGAGGATAGTAATGAGTAATTATTTTTCATACCTACCAGATGTATTTGTAAGGACGTCAACTTATCGTCAAAATAATGTTGACCCATTTATAAAGACAAAAAATCTATTTCGTAGAGTTAAAGTAAGAGAAGATATAGAAGGTCTTGTTACTGGATTTACTCAATATACCATAGTAAATAACGAAAGACCTGATAACGTAAGTGAGAAGTTTTATAGCGACCCTCAATATGATTGGGTTGTATTGATGACAAACAATATTACTAACATATATGATGAATGGCCTATGACAGAGGACGAATTATACAAATATTGTGTTTCTACATATTCCAGTCCAGAGGATATTCACCATTATGAAACTTTTGAAGTTAAAGACACTAAAGGTAATACCGTATTAAGAGCGGGACTAACAATACCTCCTAATTTTACATATAGACGTCCTGATGGCACAACAGTTGCAACTGATGACTTAGTCCATCCAGTTACTAACTATGAATTTGAAGCTGCTAAAAATGACTTTAAACGTAATATCTACATTTTACGCAAACCATATCTAACTACATTCTTAGAAGAATTCCAGACACTTGTCGAATATGAAGATTCTAGAGAAGTTGATAGTAATACAGGTGTTAAGAAGACTTCAGATGCAATCAAAGAAAACTTCATTCCTGTTAAACCTACATATTCCACAAATATCGGTCAAACCTCATCTGTTGACTTTGCAGTGCAACAAGACTTTGGAAATATTACAGTTGATACCTCAGGTGCAACTATTGAGGAAGGACAGCAACTTGCTGACGGTAGCACAACAGTAACCACAGGTAGCACAGGTACACAAACAAACGCTGCTTCAACATCGTCTGATACAGCGATTACAGAAACAGCGTCTAATACTACAGATTCTTCGTCTTCTTCATCTTCCAGTAGCAGTAGTAGTGGAAGTAGCGGAAGTAGTGGGTCTAGTCAGGGCGGTTATGGCGGTTATTAAGTTTTCTTGGTAGATAAAATATACAATAAGATAACACCCAGAATGCAATCACAAAAAGCAAGTGCATTAATCTGTAGGAGTTTACTATTAATCCTAGTGTTACGAGAGCTATCCAAGTGTAATCTAGAGTGCCATGAAGACGATACCACCGATTCTCACCAAGTTTCTTAATTACCTTCTTTCTTAGATTATCAAAGAAAGGAGATACATGCCTCATCATAACAAAACCCTCATTTAAGACCATGAGGGTAAATCCAATCCAGAAAATCATATTCCGTTCCAAAAATTATCTGTCGGTGTTGCCATATTCCTTGATATAACATATAAACCTACATTACACAAAAACCAGTAAATGTTGGTTATCCATGCTTGTCTCCAACAATACTTTCTATTGCTTTGGACTATATACATGTTTCTCTCATTCATTGATGTGTCAGGAGATAAAGGTCTGACTTTAAGATATTGCTCTAGTAGTAATGAAATGACAAAACCTATTGCAAAGATGTAAAATAACAGGTTTAAAAACCCTGCTGCTGTGAATAAGAATGGTAACATTAATATCTTTCGGGTATATTTGGTTTATGGTCTTTAAACTTATCATGATTACCGTCCCCAGGCATCTTACCGTAAGCAACATATTGTATTGCTTGCATTGACCCTTCTAGACGTTTTAGGTCATTTTCGTTTTTAACATACTCTTCATACCATCCTTTTAATTCATCTTGTCTGGCAGAGAGTTGCATTGTGCGTTTTGTAAAACGCTGAATTAGTTGCTCGTAGTTTTCTACAGGTTTAGTCACGTTGTCTCCAATCATCGGGTTTTTTGCGGTTAAACCAGTCACCGATATCATCGGCACTGTCGAACCCTGTCCTCTGGTCAGATGGGTCGGGTTCGCCTAATCCCATCTTATTCAGAAAATCATCTGTGCTACCATCCCTTATATCAGGATTTGCTGCTTTCTGACGTGCTTGTCTCATCCACGTTGCAGCAGTAGTATGTTTCTGTGCTAATTTTTGTGCCCATATCATCTCTGTCAAATCTACTTCTTTTCCTTGAGCAATAAGTTTGCAGACTTTTTCAAGTCGCAAGCGATATTGGGTTGATAGCATTTTAAGTCTATTTTAGTTTTGCATTCAATTCACTAACTTTCTCGAATTCTGCTTTTGCAGCATCTGAGCGAGTTTGTAGAATATCATGTATATCAGCAAGAATGACTTCATTCTCGACATACTCGTCAAAGTATTTATCGAGCGATTCTTTAAGATAGCGATATCTATGCCATTCTGGTGAATACGGTTTGTAGTGTGTCATGATAATTTTATGAAAAACCCTACAGGGCAATTTTTACCCCGAGTTTTTTTTCGACCTTTTTTTAAACTAAAAGTCAAATAATATATGGGTCTAGTGCCTACAATCGTAGGGTACTTTCTTTATAGTAGTGCGGACGTTGTAGTGTCCACTTATCCAATGCCCATCATACCAGTAGCCTGGTATCCATATCTTTTCTTTGAAAAGTTTTTCTTTCCAACATCTATGAGGTTTTCCATAGTAGGGACCTCGATGGTGGTGGTGATGATGGTCGTCGAAGTGATGCACTTCATAATGATAATGGTTGCCATACTCGACAAATGGCTCCCAGAATTCCTTCCAAGTAAGTGCCTCTGCTGCGGGTGCAACAGTTAGAGATGCGAGTAGAGCAACCAGTATTTTCATTAGTCGTTTTCAGCTAGTGATGCAAAGTAATCAAGGTCAGGACTTGTTGGAGTCTGACTTAACTCTTTAACTTTATCACCAAATCCACTCGGTGTGGGAGTTTGTGTGACAGTTTCTTCAGCGTACACTGCTTCATTTTCTTCTCCATCAAATGAGCGGACAGTAGCACGAGCAGACTTATTCAACACAGTGTTGAGTCTCTCCTCTAGTTGCTCATATGATTTAAAGTTGGCAGGGTCAGTAAACTCTTTGAGAGAGTGTTGTGACTTCCAAATTTCCTCCAACTTAGCATCATCAAAACCTCCAAGTGTGGACACAGGTGCAAAATCAGACTTATCATAATTCCAATACCCACCGATTGTTTGTATCTTGATACGGAAGTCCGCACCTTTCCACATATCAAATGGGTTGATAGGTTCTTCATCCTCGAATTGAGGTTGCATAGAACTCACAATCTTATCATGTATCTTCTTGCCATACTTGTATAGGAAGACCTTTCCTTCATTATCTGGGTTGAGTTGGTCTTTAATGACATAGATGTTGCTGTAGTAGGAGAGTTTCCTCTTCTGTTTACGAGCAGTCTCTTTGTCTTGGTCAAGACCAGAATTCCAAAGAGTGCGATTCAACTCACCAACAGGGTCTTTTTGTCCCAATGTTGTAAGTGAATTCTCAATATACCAACCGCCTGCACCTTGGAATGCGTGACTCCAAACTTGTGCCCATGGTAGGTCTTCACCGTCTGGCTCAGGAAGGAATCGGACTACTGCGTAACCGTTTCCAGACTTATCGACCCCAGGTTTCCAGAGTCTCTCATCAGGTCCTGCGCCCTGAGGTTTAGACATCTTCTCAATCTGTTTGGTAAGCTTGTCAAAACTTCCAGACTTTTTCTTAAGCGATGCGAATGACATTTGTATTTCTCCGTTGTGGTTTTGTTTTGTTGTATTTGCCACCGTATTATGATGACATATTATTTAGGTGTTGTCAACCCCTTGTCTCGTGGTGTTATATATGATTATCTTCTCTCCATCATGAGTAAACAACAATTCATCGTCTGCATCCCATAGCAACTCCTCGAATAGGTCATTGAGTTTCTCAGCGTCTTCGTATAGTTGATTAGGATTCGGCATCTTTTAATTCTTTTCTCCAAGCTCTGAGTTTATCTTCCATCTGTTGTAGTATCAGCATGAGATTTAATCCTCCCGAATACTGTGCAGATAAAGTATCTATCTTTTCTTTGACGAAACTTGCTTCTTCATCGTTATCATCTCCTGATATATTATGTGAAGCAAGAGCAAGACGTGAGTAAAATACTTTTTGTTTTGCAATCAACTCGAGTGTCTTTTCTATGTGCTCTAGTCTCTCCTTAGGAGAAAATTCAGCAAGTCCTGCTGATATTTTTAGTAGTTGTGTATATGTCTCCTGTATGTCAGTTAATTCTTTCTGCACTACATCGGATTCAAAGAAACTTTCGTCGGAATTCATAGGTTTAAAACTGCTTTACTTGTACGTTTAATATAATTTAATCTTGCTGCATCCCATTGTATTTTATCTTTGAGTGGTTTAGATATCAACTTCTTAACTGTAGTGACATCTATCTCTAACTCTTCACATATGGATGTAACTGCTTCAATGTAATTGATGAGACCACTGCTATCTTTAACACGATTCTCAACAAGAGCGGTAAACTTACCCTGAGTCATAAACTTTTCTTCAATTTC